TGATTTCCTAGAGAGTGGCGACGTTGTAACGTCTACTCAAGCTTAGGCATGGGCCGCGCTCAAGCCGGGTTGCTAACCCGCGTCGCAAGACGTTTTGAGTGTCGTGTTTGGCTGTCAGACTTCTGATTCCCTATAGCTGGTTACTACGTATATCAGTTATCTGGAGTTTCGTCTCATGGCCGGCTCGACCAACGACTTACACTCAGCCACATACGGACCCATCTGAAGCCCCGACACAGGCATTGACTGCCTGGCCCGTACGACCAATCCTCCGAGGAGGGATCGAAAGGACAGTACCACCTCCGGAGAGGGATTTCATAGTACTCTAGTCCCCCGCTTCACTGAAGCGACGGGAAAACGGAGTCCCCCATTACAGGGGATGGGTCCATTGTGACTCACCTCGGTAAAGAACCCCCTCTCACATAGGCCGGTACTAGCGTCCCTCGAGGTCCTCCCCCGGCTCCGCCTCCGGCAGAGTCGGCTTAAAACCACGTAGGGCTTTGCCAGCCCAGGCAAGGTTCCGTCGTTCCTTAACCTCTTTCCGGAGAGCATCTCCAGAAAAGGAAAGGTCAAACATCCCCTTACCTCTAGCTCTCGCTAGTGCCGTGAAGTATTCCAAGGAATTACCACGGTAACTCTCCAGTACCCGGTCTCGTATTCGGCGACGCCAAAATACGAAGTTCCAGGCTACTGAGTAGGTCCCGGGCACACTCATAGTATCTCGGAAGGCTGACCACGTCATCCCAACGAGATCTAAGAGCTGGTTGATTGTCCTCGACATCAACCACCATCCTAGAGGAGTTCCTACCAATAGGAACCACACCTTTATCTTATGGTGCTTCGCGAAGGCCAACCAGAGGCGTATCACTACGCCTCTGCTTAACCAGCGATCCACACCCTTAGGCACTGTTTCCAGTGCCTTGATCCAATTCATTGGATTAAGATTAGCCAGGTAGCCCTTGAAGGCTCGCTCGTCCAGATACCCGTACATCCCCCACTCATCGGATGCCGGCTTGGCGTCCGTCGAAAGAATCTCTTGCAGAGACTCGATCGTGAGTGTTGGAAGTGCGTGCATCAGGAAGATGCCTCGCCAGAAAGGGAAGCCTGGTTGAACCAACATCGATAAAACGATGCGGATCTCGATCCGGAGTTTCCTTATCAGCACGTCGTGCCGTGGGGACACCCGTATCAAGAAACTCAAAGTTCTATTGACCGCTATGGGAAGTAGGGAGAATCCTCTATTCAACAGATGTCGAAAGAAAGGTGCAGAGTCTAACGGGGCCTCCATGGCCTGATGAATCAGACCAAGGGGGATACCAGTCAGATCTCCACGAGGGCCGTTGAGCCTTTTACAAAACTCGAAGACCCCATTCTTTGAGATTATCGACTTTGCAGCCGATATCTCTACCCCAAACCCCGTAACGATCTCTAGATACTTACGAGCCACATTATCATCGAGGATGACGACGTCATCTCCGACAATGATGTACCCATCGAACCAATCCTCTCCACCCTCAAGGTGAGCAGCATACTGGACAATGGCATGGTGAGCCAAGGCTAGCATCGCCCAACTTGAGTAAGCTCCCATGGGTTGCCCCACGAGATACTGGCGAGGAATCCATGCAGACGAGGGTTTAAACCCCTCGTCCTCCGACCATGTGTGCTCTCTATCCCACCAATTACGGTGTAATAGTAGCGACTTCCAACGAGTTGCTAGGTCGAAACCCAACAATTCGCCGAGAAGCACATGGTAAAAGTGCACGGGTATCCTATCCGTGGCTGAGGACAAGTCATATGAGTATGCCGTAGGCATGTCACCTGATACAGTCTGCATTGAATTCAATTTCTCTCGAAATTGATAGACAGCCGACTCTTGGTCGAAGGTCCCGTCATTGGGGATTACGCGTAGGATGTTGAATATGGCCTTATGGATCGGCTTTAGAATTAGCTGACTCCAATAGTCCAATATAGCAACAACGCGTACCTTCCCAGCCGCCTCCTCAATATGATGGAGACGGCTTAACCATGACGTGGTTCCTTCAAGGCTTCGCCACACTGGATAAAGGGCAGTATGGAAGATAGCACACCAACCCAT